ATGGAAGATTTTTTAAGACCGATAACCTTGTTCGGTACAAAATTTGAGAGTTACCTTAATCAGCCTAAACCCGATCCTTTGCAAAAATATTATAAAAAGGAATAGAAAAATGAGAAATATAAATGAAGGATCGATGCAAATTAAAAATGCTCACTTGGGGAATGTGATGCTAAAAAAATTAACAAGGGGAGAAGTTACCCTAGAAGAGTATCTCATAAAATGTGCTTACTGGGGAATGAAAACCTTAGACGATATGTATTATAAATCTTTACCTAGCAAACCCTTATGTGTCTTTGAATACGAGCAGTTACCTTATTCTAAAAGAAAGAAATTAACCCAGGAATATTTTACAGATCATCCTGGAATATCAAGATATTATGAAGAGAAGAACAAAGTTATCAGAGAAAATAAGGAGAGTCTATTGAGATTAAAATGTTTAAAAAAAGATATACCGGAGAGTGATCTAAAAAGTCACGAGAAAATAGATAAGGCAATAATGGATTTTAAAATAAAAATGGGGGGCTAATAAAATTAAAAGGCCCTTCTGCAAGGTAGAGTCAGGTGTTTTCCCAAAACCCGGACTTTGGCCCCTGCTCAAGTACCTAAACAGAAGGGCCTTTTAAAGAAAGGAGATAAAAGTTAATGAGTATAAATCTTACTAATATAAGAATCAAAGCTGAAAAGGAAAAAATAATCAAGATGTATAAAGATAATATCCCAATATTGGATATTGCCAAAAAGTATGGAGTAGTCTCAACTTCTCTTTGGCGACATTTAAAAAAGTGGGGTGTGCCAATAAAACGCAAACCACGTGAGCCACACCATTATAGGGATAGAAAAATTAAGAGAGTTAAGCGAATTTTTAGCCTGGAACTGTTGGCTAAAATGAAGGAGAATACTAGGATAAACGATAAGCATATAAAATTTTATGGAATAGTTGAAACCGAAAAAGATAAGTTTATGGTCCGGAATATATTAAAAAAATCGAAGGCGGTTGCAAATGAATAAAAATTTGGAGGAATTAAAAAAAGTGAAAGAAGATTATATTAACTGCAATATACCGGGATGTGGAATGGTTGAAGAAGATGCCACGAATATAGGATTTTTTATGAATCAGACTTTAAAAGTTTTAGAAAATCAGGAAAAACGATTAAAAAAAGTTGAGGCTGAACTGGGGATTTATACTAAGGAAGAAATAAAAAATATTAAGATCGGGTTAACCGATCCAGATTAAAAAAGAAAGGAGATTTAAAATGGAAAGTACTGAGCAAATGGTAAAAGAATTATTAGAATTGTTTTTATACCAGGACACCGTAAATAGAATGGACTCTAAAGATAAGCTGATAAAGGTTTACCGGGTAAATTCTAATATCGTTAGAGTGGATATAAAAACAACGAAGGGGGGAGTTAGGCCATGAAGGCCAAGGTTAATATTAAATCTAATTTTTCTAAAAGTATCGTGGAAAGGGTATTTGATGAATCTGTATTTATGCTACAGACTAATGAGACCTTGAGAGTTACTGCATTAAGATTTGGTGTTTCTATATCTACCGTTTGGCGGGATATGAGAAAAAGGCTATTAATTATAAATCCAGACTATTATAAAAAAATGGATGAGCTTATCAATTCTCATAAAAGAAGGTGATCAAATGAAAATTTATAAAGGAATAAGATTAGACCCGGCAAGAGGAACTACTTCTAATGTCATAGTTACCGTTAATAGTGAACCATTAAAACATAGGGTATATCATAGCCCTGATGGCTTTAATTGGGGATATGGAGGCTCGGGACCCGCTGACCTGGCCAGGAGTATTTTGTGGGATTTTATTGGAGCAGAGCCAACCCCTGGGTTATATCAGGATTTTAAGTTTCAATTTGTATCGGGTTGGAAAGACGAATGGCAGATCACTTCGGAAGAGATTCAAAATTGGATGGACAAAAGAGGAAGTGATTAAATGAGCTTTAAATGGGACGGTAAGTTTAAAAAAGTAGAAGAAGCTAATGATTGGGCCTGGTGGGCGCTTTTTGGGGCAGTAATTCTCATGGAAGTTATAGCGATATTAAAAATGTCAGGAAAGATATAAAGTTGAAGATCGGTTTATTTGATATCGATTCAAAATATCACAATTTAGCCTTAATGAAATTGTCTGCTTATCATAAATCAAAAGGCCATGAAGTGGAATTTTATCAACCTATTTTAAAATCAAGTTATGATAAAATTTATGTCTCAAAAATATTTACTAAAAGAAATATTAATGAGGGATATATCCCAGAAGATTGTATTATAGGTGGATCGGGGTTTGATTTGAAATCAAGGTTACCGGTTGAAATAGAGCATATTAGGCCAGATTATTCTCTTTATGATCTTAATTATTCTCTGGGTTTTACTACCCGGGGCTGTATCAGGAATTGTAAATTCTGTATAGTACCGGAGAAAGAAGGGAAGATCAAAGAGCATGCAGAAGTGGAAGAATTTCTAAATCCCAATTCTAATATAGTAGTTTTATTAGATAACAATTTCCTAGCCCTACCCAGTCATATTAAAAAATTACGGAAATATATTGATAAGGGCTGGCGAATGGATTTTAATCAGGGATTGGACGCCCGGCTTGTAAATAGAGAAAATGCTAAGCTGTTGGCCAAGATAAAATATAAAGAAATGATAAGATTTGCCTGGGATGATATTAAAGATGAAAGCGAGATAATGAGAGGATTAGAATTTATTATTAAAGCAGGGATCAGGCCAAGAAATATAACGGTATATGTCCTGATCGGTTTTAATACTACATTTGAAGAAGATCTTTACAGGATACAAAGGCTAAGAGATATTAAGGATGAAAGAGGATTTATTAAGGCTTATGTTATGAATTATAATAATACTTTAAAAAGTAGAAAATATAAAGATTTTATGAGGTGGGTAAATAATCCCTGGATATTTAAATCTTGCGAATGGGAGGAATATAAAAAGCAATATGAAAAGAAAACTTAGATTTAAATTTAAGATAAGCGAGAATGATGTTAAATCTCTAATAAAAGACTATTTGACTGTCAAAGGTTGGTTCTGGTTTTATAATTTGCAGGGGTTAGGTTCTTATGATGGGATACCTGATTTTATAGCTATAAAAAACGGGCGCACTATATATCTTGAGGCGAAAAAACCGGGTGGAATACAATCCCCTGGCCAGATAGATTTTGAACGGAACATTACATATCAAAAAGGAGAATATTATCTAATAGATTGTTTAGAAGATTTAATTAAAATAATAGGATAATTGACTAATCAAGGCAGGTGAGATAAAATTAAAAAAATAAGGATACGGTGCAAGAAGTGTGGTAAAAGGCTTTTTGATGGATTGCCAGGGATGGACATTGCTACCGGTAAGCCGAAGATATTGGAGATAATCTGTCCCCGGTCTGGTTGCAGGACTATGAACGTGATTACCTGCAAAATGAAAGTAAAGGAAAGTCTTGAATATATTTTTGTAGGGACACCTGGAGAATGGAATAGGGTAAAGAAAGAAAGGCTTAAAAAAATGTGAAGGGGAAGAAATGATAAAATTAAAATTAGACAATGAAAAAATATATAAAATGCGCAGAAAGGGAATTTATGTTCCTTATAATTTTCCCAATGAAAGATGTATTATTTTGCACTTAAAAGGGAAATCAAAAAGTAAATAAAATTAAAAATTAAATAATCCGAGAGCTACCCGATAGCCAGTCTTAAAAGTAGAAATGCTTTTTAGTCTGGCTATTTTTTTTGAAAGGTGATGGTATTAAATGATTGATCAAGTAGAAAAACAGAAAAGGATATATCAAGTTAGCTTAATGTTAAGAAGGAAGCCGACAAGTTTTATAGTGCAATTCATTACTCAAAATTGGAAAGTTGAAAGACGGCAAGCTTATAAATATATTGCCCTAGCAAGAAAAGAATGGCAAAAATATTTTACAAATATAAAACATGCCGGCATAAGTTATTATATTACTCAGATGAGAGATTTAAAAGATCAAGCCTATAATCGGAAAATTGTTATAGGAAGGGGAGATAATAAACAAGCAGTTACTATTTCTGATTTAGGTTTGGTATTTGAGATAACCAAAGAAGAAGCTAAATTAATGGGGATATACCCTTCTGAAAAACACGATATAAATGTCAAGGGAGAACTAAAGATTATCAATGCCAAGAAAAAGCTCACTGATAAAATCAATAATCTCATTAACAAAAGAAGAAAGAGAAAAACTACTGAATAGTCTTACTGAAGAAGAAGCAGAAGATATACTCTATGACTGGGAAGTTTGGGCCAGACCGAAACAGTTACCACCACCCGGAGATTGGCTGACCTGGCTAATTAGAACCGGAAGGGGCTGGGGGAAAACAAGGACAGGTTCAGAATATGTTATAAATCAAGCTAAAAAAGGAGCTGAACATATAGCCTTAATTGGAGAAACCAAAGCAGATGCCCGCGATATAATGGTAGAGTTAGGGCCTGCTTCAATATTAAAAATTTCAAGGCCTGATTTTATGCCTAAATATGAGCCTTCTAAAAGAAGAGTAACCTGGCCCAATGGTTGTGTTGGTACTATCTATTCAGGGGATGAGCCAGACCAGGTAAGGGGTCCTTCTCATGATATTGCCTGGATTGATGAATTGGCTAAATTCAAATATCCTAAGGCAATTATAGACAATCTAATGTTTGGACTTAGGAATAGGGAAGATCTTAGAATATTGGTTACTACCACTCCAAGACCGATACCTATTATAAAAGAATTAATAAATGATCCAGATACAAAAAATATTATTGGCAGCACCTATGAAAATCGGGATAATTTACCTAAAAAATATTTCGATTATATTGTTAAAAAATATGAAGGCACGAGACTGGGAAGGCAGGAGATTCATGGCCATATTTTAGAGGACAATCCTAATGCTTTATGGACCAGAAAGATCATTGAAAATAACCGTAAAAATAAAGCACCTAAATTAATTAGAATTGCAATTGCCATCGATCCCCAGGCTACCGACAATATTATGTCCTCTGAAACCGGTATAATCGGGGGCGGTTTAAGTGAAGATAGGCACGTCTGGATCTTAGAAGATGCCACCGTAAAAGGGAGTCCGGATAAATGGGGTAATGCAGCGGTAACCGCTTATCATAAATTGGAAGCGGATCGGGTAGTTGGAGAAGTAAATAATGGCGGTGATATGGTTGAATATGTTATCAGATCAGTTGAAGCTAATATACCGTATAAGAGTGTTAGAGCTTCCCGGGGCAAATATACAAGAGCTGAACCAGTATCGGCTTTATATGAGCAGGGGAAGATCCACCACGTTGGATGTTTCCCGGATTTAGAGGATCAACTTTGCGAATGGGTGCCAGGGGATAAATCCCCAGATCGATTAGATGCTTTAGTCTGGCTCATATATGAATTAATGCCCGATATGTTACAGGATAATTTTATCGTTGAGGGAAAGAGTGCAGGGAAAAGAGCAACCGCTAGCCAGGATTGGTAACAAGGGCCTTATAATGTAATATATGTAAAGTAATATAATTTGACTAATAAATAATTTTGTGCTATTCTGAAAAAAAATATTATATTCTAAAAATCAAATAAACCGAGAGCACCTTAGAGGGCCAATTTGAAGAAGTTTAAAACACTTCTTGACTGGCTCTCTTTTTTTATTTATAAGGATGATATATGAATATAAAAGATATATTTCAAAATACCAAAGATACCATAAAGAAATTAGCTAAACCAGAGATGGGTGAAATATCCCACTCTGGAACTGATATCTGGGGAATTGGTGATCTTCCTGTCTATAACCCTGATGACTTGGTAGAAAAAAAGGGATTGGAAATATACAGAAAAATGCAAAGGCGAGATGGTCAGGTTAAAGCTGTCTTTATGTTAAAGAAGCATGCCCGGTTATCTACCCCTTGGGATATAAGGCCAGAAGATGAGGATGACCAGGATGCAGTAAAACAGGCTGAATTTATAGAGCATTGTTTTTCAGAGATGAAGGGGAATGTAAATAATACCCTGCTCAAAATATGGAATGCCATGAGGGATGGTTTTTCTGTGGCCGAAATAAATTATAAGATTATTCCTACCGGAGAATTTAAAGGGATGATCGGGATTGATAATATCAAGGTCCGGAAAGCTATAAATTATATGTTCAAATGTGATGAGCACGGCAATATTGAAGAAAAGGGCTTAATTGAGGGTTATAATAAACCCTTGCCTGTAAATAAATTTATTCTTTTTGCCTACAACCCCAATGATGACGATGCAGACAGCTTATATGGTGAGTCTGATTTTAGGGCAGCCTACCGGTATTATTTCTCTAATGATATCGTTCAAAGATTTTGGAATATCTTTTTAGAAAAGTTTGGCCAGCCCACTGTAATAGGTCGTTATGAAACCGGTACTCCTAAGAATAAACAGGATGAATATTTAGATATATTAAAAACCATTCAAACCGATACCGCAATAGTAATGCCCAAAGGGTTGGAAGCTGAACTTTTAGAGGCTCAAAGGAGAGGATCGGCAGGTTATCAAGAGGCTTTTAACACGAATAATAACATGATTGCCCGGGCTTTATTGGTGGGTACTCTTTTAATGGATACCGGGGAAAAGGGCTCCTGGGCCTTATCTAAAACTCATTTTGATATTTTTATTTACATACTTGATTATTTAGGAGGTGAAACTGAAGATACTATAGTCCGGGAACAGATCATAAAGCGGTTAATAGATTTTAATTTTACCCAACCCAAATATCCCTATTTTAAATTTGAATCACTTATAAAAGATGACCAGGAAGCAAAGGCTAAGATTGCCAAGATGTTAGTTGATGGTGGCCTGATTAATCCGGAAGAGGAGTGGGTCCGGGAATTCCTTAAGATCCCAGCCAAAGAAGAAGGGATAATTTTACCTGAACCCAAACCTAAAGGCGGGGGCTTTGCAGAAGATTATCAGGCCGGGCTAAAAAGGCAGACTAATCAATATGAAAAAAAATGTAATTTTACCCGGATAATAAAAAATCTTGATGAATGGGAAGCAAAGGCTAAAGAGGATCTTGTAAAAATTATAACTAAGCAAAAAGAATCCCTTAAAAAAGATATTTTAAAAAGAAAGATTATTGAAACTAATTCGGCTTCACAAATTGAAAAGATTCAGCTATCTTATGTCGGAGAATTAAAAACCAAAATACAGGAATATCTAAGAGATTTATGGCAATATGGCCGGGAAGAGGTAAAAAGCGAACTGGGTAAGATGAAATTTGTCGATATAGTCCCCGGGTTACCGCCTAAAAAAGCCCTGCAATATTTAAATAATAAATCTTTTTGGATTGCTGGGGTGGTAAGAGATAGTGTCTTAAAAGAAGCAAGGGCAATTTTATATAACGGTTTAAAAGGCGGGGCCACTACCCCAGAGATAATGTTTCAATTGGATGGATTTTTTAAAGAATATATCGGGACTACTGCAATAGAAATAAAAACCGGGAGAGAATTAACTCCCTGGCACCTTGAAAATGTAGTAAGAACCAATTTTAGCGATGCTTACAATGAGGGGCGCTGGGCCATGATGAACGATCCGGATGTAGGGGATTTTGTACCGGCAGTAGCCTATTCCTCTGTTATGGATGATCGGACTACCGAGATTTGTGAGCGGTTGGATGGTCAGGTATTTGAAAAGGGCGATCCTGATTTAGCCAGGATAAAACCACCTAATCATTATGAGTGCAGGGGAACTCTGGTCCCAGTAACTAAATATGAAAAATTTACCCCGATATCCCGGGAAAGGAAAGCGGGGATCATGGCTATAAAACCTAAAAATTTTGTAAATTTAGAAGGAGATGAGTTATATGCCTTACAAGTATCCGAGTAATATCCCAGAAGGGATAAAAAGTCTACCGGCAGAAGCCCAGAAAACCTGGATTGATATTTATAATAATGCCTGGGAACAGTACAAAGATCGGGCAGAAAAAGAAGGTTTGGCTAATGCCACAGCCTGGGCCGGTCTTAAAAAAGCAGGTTGGAAAAAGGATAAAGAGGGTAACTGGGTTAAAACTGAAACACAAGGGAATCTAAACGCTATGGAATTGGCAATATTGGAAGCTTATTCCCAGACTTATGAATTAAAAGATGTCGAGGTATTTGGCACCGGGGAATGGAATAAGCATAAAATAACTGATAAGGATATTGACGATATTGTAAATGGCACTAATGAAATAATTGATAAATTAAAGCCAAGAGTAAAATTGGGCCACAATGACAAGCAAGATCTATTAAGAAAAACGGGGCTCCCGGCTGGCGGTTGGATCACTAAATTAAAAAGGGTAGGGGATAAAATTTTAGTTAACATAAAGGAAGTGCCTAAAGTATTATATCAATTAATCAAAAATGGAGCATATAAGAGGATATCAAGCGAAATTTTATATGATTATACCGAGCCCAGCACCAAAAAGAAATATAATAAGGTCCTTTCAGCCATCGCTTTTTTAGGTGCTGATCTACCGGCAGTAACCAATTTAAAAGATATTGCTGCCTTATTCGATTTTGACCAAGAAGCCAATTTAATTATATATCAGAAAGCAGAAAAATATAATTGTGAATGTATTAAATGTGGTTATAAAATGACCAGTGATAAACATTGTAATGAAATAAAATGTCCCGAATGTGGTAGCCAAATGAGAAGGGTTGAGAGGCCTGGACCGGGGCAATCACATATAGAAAAAACCAAAGAAAAGGAGACTTATATCATGCCAAACGGAATCAAGATCACTGAAGTAGAAGGTAAGAAATTTGTCGCAGTGGAAGATTACGAGAAAATCGAGAAGGAGAAGGAAGCATCAGATAAGGAAAAGGAAGAAGCCAAAGGATTCAAGGAGAAGTTTGAAACCGAAGAGAAAAAATCCAAAGAAGCAGAAGAAAAGCTAGGCAAAATCTCTAAGGAAAAAAGAGACTCCGAAATTAAAACCTTTATTGATGATCACTGCTCCGATAAAGACATGCGTTTTCTACCTAAGCAGAAAGAAGTTTTGATGGCTCTTGTGGAGTCCACTTCTGATGAGAAAAAAATTAAATTTACGGTAGATGACAAAGAGACCAAACTTTCACAGCGGGAATTACTGGAAAAATTTATCGAACTCCAACCCAATTTCTCTGACTCCATTTTTGCTGAATTAAGCAAGGGGGAAGAGGAAGAGGAAGAAGGTAAAGATAAATCAACTCCGGAAGAAAAGAAGGTCCAGAAGTATATGGCTGAAAATAAAGGCGTAAGCTATAGAGACGCTGTCTTAGCTGTTCTGGATTCTACTGAAGAAAAAAAGAAAAAATAAAAATAAAAATAAAATTGGAAAGAGGTGTTAAATAATGTCTCAAGCTGCCGGTATTTTAGATTTAACTTTTAAAGCTGGTGCAGCCTTAACTGATAATCAATACCATTTTGTAAAGTTAAATGAAGATGGCGATGTTGTCGCAAGTGATGGAAGCAGTTCAGTATCTATCGGGATTTTACAGAATGCTCCTGATGATGAAAAGGCTGCCAGGGTAAGATTATTAGGGACAAGTAAATTAGTAATGGCTGAAGCATGCCCTGCAGAAGGTCCACTTGGAGGATACGAGAAAGGAGCGTTGATAACTTCTGATGGTGATGGGAAGGGTGTAGTGGCTGATGTTAATGAATATGTTGGAGCAATAGCTCTGGAGGCTGCTGATGGTGCAGATGAAATAATAGAAGTTTTAGTTACTCACATATATACTGCTGGTTCTGTATAATCACAAATAATAAATAATTTATTAAAGAAAGGAGTTGAAATTAAATGCCAGAACCTGAAAATGTTCATACTGATAAAATTTTAACTAATATCTCGATAATGTACCGTAATGCGGCCTATGTCGGAACAGAAATAATGCCGATTGTACCGGTTAAAAAGAAATCGGATATATATTATATATATAAT